GATGCTCCTGTTGCTGGGTAGAGGTCATCACCGAAAGATGTAGCTGATCCTGAAACTGAGATATTACTATTGCTAGCTATTTCGTTTGCCCAATCATCTGTACTACTCCAAGATATATTTGTTGTGTTATATGTCTTAACTGCCATCTTAGTCTACTATTATATCATTATCAGGAAAAAGAGATTCTAACTCTTCTTGTATCTTATTATATGCTAAAGAAAAAATATCTTTTTGAATCATTGCAAAATTATCTACATCAACCCATTCTTCTTTTTCATCTACTTTAACCATCTTTTCAGACTTTACTTCTTCGAATGCTGTTACTTCATCTCCTGTTTCTGGATCAAAACTTACAAAGGGTACTTTTTCTATTATCATTTGTTTTTCATATACAGGGACTACCTTATTTACTTTTTCTGATAGGTTAAATTTATATGATAATGGAATATTAACTTGTTCGCCTGAATCAGATCTGTTTGTGTAAAAGATAGCATCTCCAGGTACATTCTGTTTTAGTTTAACATCTTCTCTACAGGAATAGAGTGCTGTGGAAACTATCATTCTATTAGCTTCTCTTTGAACAGTAATTTGATCAATTCTCATATACGGTGCCGTGCTTGGACCTCTATGTGTATCGATGTCTATATTTAGTAGTAACCCCATAACCTATTGTTTTTGTTCTAATTTTTCAACTCTTTCTTTTAGCTCTTTATTTGCTTCAATTAGTAGTGCTACAATTTTTTCATATTGAACTGCTTTATATCCGTTAGGCCTTGTAATAACTATTTCTGGTAGAACTTCTTCTACTTCTTGGGCTATTACCCCTATATCATGTCCTTCGTTAATATGTATACCTTCTGTTGGAATCCAGTCAAAGTAGTAACCTCCAAGTTGAGATACCTTTTCTAAGGGGCTTTCAATAGGCACTATGTTTTCTTTTAATCTACGGTCTGAAGAGTAATATGCTGTAACATCTCCTGTTACCCTTAGGTACCCGGATAAATGTCCATTTGAACCTGTTATTTCACCAGCTACGTTAAGACTCGCTAGGTGGGCGGCAGAACCTGATGTTATTACTTTTTTCCAATTCGGCATTCTACAATATTATGGTTGGTTACTCAATTGAGCCCACTTCCGTTAGGCCAATAATATATCTAATATATAATATTTTCTTATAAATAGCAATAAATACGAAAGAAAGTTCTTTAATTTTTATGCGAATATGTATATATCCCCTGTATCTGATTTAACATGCATATGACCGTAACCGGCTGCTGATCCTCCGTAAGTAGGATTGCCTGTTGGGATTGCTGTTGAATAGGTTAATGTACCTAGATAAGCATCAGGAACGATATCTGTTGCATTTATAGCTAAATCATTGTCTACACCCCATCTTGTGGTTGCTGTATCGTACCCTAACCCAAATCCTGCTCCATCCGATTGCTTACTAATCACTATTCCACCGTCTGTAGCTGATGTTGATCCTGAGGCAAATACTAAGAACTTGTCTTCTACTGTTAAATTAGTGGTACTTATAACTGTTTGGTCTCCTTGTGTTGTTAAGTTACCTGTAATGACTACATTGTCATCCATCGTAATAGTTCCTCCAGCTGAGTCAATGGTAAGGTTTCCTGATACCGTGTCAATTTCATTGTCTCCGGTGATTCCTGTTTGTATATTACCTGCTGTTATACCAGTACTTGTTATATCACCGCTTACACCTAACGAACCGGTAATCTGAGTGTTGTTAGTAGTAGATACGAAAGAGCCTGTTGCTGCAAAAATGTTAGGAGATACCTCAGTACCTGTAACATCACCTGCAGATGATGATGCTTCTGCAACAGTAGAGATAATATCACCAGCATTATTTACAATATCAATAGAACTAGTTGTAATTTTTATATTACCAATTTGTATACCTTCTTCTACAGCTGATATAGTAGCTTGAACTACTCCGTTATCAACAAATTTTAAGGATCCGGTAGTTAAGTATAAATCTTTCCAAGGCTTAGCAGCACTACCAATGTCATGTAGTTCTGCAACTGCCGGGAGTAAATCACCATCAGCTACTAAAGATCCACTTATATTTAAAGACCCTGTTAATTGACCATATGTCAGAAGGTCTGCGGAGAGTTGGTTCCATTCTATTAATGCCATAATTTTTAACTATATTTTCCTACTAGTACTACCTCGTCGTCATTATTTAATAAATATCCCAAATCATTCGTCACAACAGATACACTTATATTACTACTAACCTGTGATACTGTTCTCTGAGAGTTGGGTATATATGTGTTATTTATAAATAGTGAGAATGCCTCTTGTCCGAGTGTAAATCCTGTAGGGGGGGTTGCTATTGTTTTTCCATTAAATACAGCAGTGTTAGAATCGCTTATACTATTTGCTGTAGAAGTAGTGTTTAAGCTTAGATATGTTATTTGTTCTGTTGTCATACTTACTGATTCTGAATCTAATTTAGTTCTGGTGACAGGTCCATCAAAAAATGATGCTGTCGTTCTTTTTATTTTATTTGGACTTAGTGCCTTTGTGGCAGCTGATCCTCTTTCTGTCGTTGGTTTCACATCGAAAGTACTATTCGAGAGGAAACTTCTCTTATTTACTAATGCCATAATTTAACTAAATTTACCTGTTAGTATAACTTCGTCAGTACTGTTTAAAAGGTATCCTATATCGTCTGTAGTGAATACTACATTGATATTTGAACTTACTTGTGACACTGTTCTCTGTGAATTAGGTATATATGTGTTGTTTATATATGCTGCAAATCCTTCTTGACCAAGTGTAAAACCTGATGGAGGAGTTGCTAATGTTTTTCCATTAAATACTGCTGTGGTGGTTCCACTTATACTACTAGCTACTGCTGTAGTGTTTAAGGAAACGTAGTTTATTTGTGCTGTTGTCATACTTACTGATTCTGAGTCTAGTTTAATTCTTATCCCAGGTTTATCATGAAACTTAGTTGATGCTTTTTTTGTATTAGTCTGGGTTGCAGTTGTTGCTGCTGTGTTTGATGTTGTTTCCATTCCAAAAATAATGGAGGATTTAGAGTAAAATTTTCTATTTCCTGCTAACTGTGCATTAATTGAGTCAGGTATTATGTATCCATTTAATTTAATAGTAAAAGTAGTTTTGGTGACTCGATCGGTTCCTTGTGCTACATCTGTTTGAGTATCATATGAGTCAATACTTGACCTAAACTTAAATTTATTAGGGTCTCCCCAGTAACTATCCGAAGCATAATTAACTGCTTCTATTATCTTATTGTTTTGTTCTATGTAATCAGTAAATATCATACATTCATATGTTAATGTAACATAGTCGGGCATTACTACTCCTTGAAATTCCTTTTCTTCTTTTCTATTTGTTAGTGTACTTAGTCTATCGTAGAAGTTTTTCCTTGAGTATTTCTTTTCGAAAATTATTAAGTTCTGAGGAGCTACTGCATCTATTTTAGTACCAAGAGCTCTGTTCTTCTCTAGACTCTTTCTCTTATACATTATTAAAGGTGCTTGTACTTTACCGTTTTTATCTCTATAAAAGCCGTCTTTTTGGACTGCTGCCCATCTTTCTTGGTTACCGTATATAATAGGAACGTTCTTTCTTTTTCCGTTCTGTATTACATTAGGCTTAATTACATTATTAAAATAGAAGTGAATTGATTCATCTATATCTTTAATACCTATTGAAAAATCTGAGTGTGAATCACCTGATACTGTTTTTTGGTTAATTCTTTTAGTTAGATCTTCATTAGCTAGTCTATCACGTACTAATGGTTCAACAGTTGCTTCGAATTGTTGTGCAGGTGTCTTACTAAGTTGTTTACTTCTTTCAGCCATTATTGTAAGTTTTCAGTTAATCCTACTTTATCTGCTCTAGTTAAGTGACAATCAACTATAATAGAAACAGATTCTCCATGTTGGCCTCCGTACTCCCCTAAGTTGTATGTTTCATCTCTCCCTAAAAACAGTTGGTTCTCTTTTACCGTGTCTACCTCATAGTAATCTTCATGCCATAAGACTATATCACCTACCTCGGGTACTACGTTGAGCGACTCTAAATCCTTACGGAGAAATGCAAAAGAACTTTCTCTATTCACATCTGGTCCTAGATCATCTACTGTCACTACCTGGTCTCCTCTTGTTATCAAGCAATTCATTTTGACTGCTGTGAGCCATGATTTTTCTAATGCTTCACCGTAAATATTTGTACTGACATCTGCCAATGACATCTTATAGTAAAGTATCTCTTGCTCGACAATGTCGGCAAGTAGTTCTCTATTAACTTTTGTTAATAAATTAAAATCTCTAGTTGATCCAAATAACATTACTTCTCTTCTATTGTTTCTATTCCTATTTCTACAGTATTAATAAAACTGTACTTAGTAGTTGCATTGGTCTTAAAGGCGTCAAATGCTGTTTGAGGTTCTTTTTGTGAAATAATCTTTACTTTAAATGTAGAGCTACTTGCTTCTGCATTGCCTCCAGCATTGGTAACTGTTAAAACTCCTGGTAGAGCTCTAAGTACATCACCTAATTTATTAGCTTCTACTTCTCCGTAGATAACTTTCACCATGGCTTCGTATGTTTTAAACTCTACCTCAGTTATAATTTGACTTAGTTTTATCATTATCCTACAAATATTTTCATAGGCACACTTTTTAATGTATTCTGTACATCTTCTGCTTCCTGTGCCTTTGCTGTTAATTGTGCTCCTCTTGAAGTCTGTTCTAACATTTCTGTAAGTTCTGTTAACAGTGAGGTCTTTTCTGATCTAGCATCTGATAATAGGTCTGCTTGATTCAATGTTGCTTCTGCTCCCGGTATAGGGATTGTTGAGTATTTACCTCTTATATAGGCTAATATTTCTTTTGTTAAAGCCAGTGTATACCTAAATATCCACTGTCTACCTACTGCGTTAAGGTGGGAGTATGTTATATTTTCGTAAGGGACTTCTCCTACGTTGGTAATTAATGACGTACTACTATCACTATTAATTGATGTTTTATCAGATTTTTGGAAGTATTCGAATTGAAGACTTCCTGATGCGGTAGGTGCTGGGAATACTTTTAATCTATTTTTTACTAATTCGAATGAATAGTGAGATTTTCTAATCTGGTCATTAAATTCAATTCCTTGTAGTAGTGCCATATCGTAAGATACAGGCATCATCATAAAATTAATACCTGGTGACATACTTCCGAATCCAAATGCGTCCATCATAGACTGTATACCTGTTCCTGTTCCTACATAAGGATCAAAATACCTCATAATAGCTGGTGGTGCTTCATAAAATACTTTACGTATCTCAATACCTCCTGTTATACCTGCATCTGTGGCCCAAAGGTCCATGTCATATTCTTGCTTACTTGCTGATATTTCTATTGATCCAGAGTACTTTCTAACATTACCTCCTACTTCGGCTTCAGTACCGTAGTGATTAGATATCTGTATAATACGGTTAAGTGATGGATCTATTAACTGATTGTTTACTGAACTACCTGTTGATGATCCTTCTAAATTAATGTAATTCTCTCTAATTTTGTAATTGAATACTTCTGTACCATAAGTGGTAACTGCTTCTTCAAAGCAAGCATATATAGATGCAGAGGTTAGTTCTACATCCATTAAGGGATACCCTAACCTTGTAGTACAAAAATTTGCAACCTTATCAGCGTCTGTTTGAAAAGAACTGTCAGTATCATAGAAGCCAAAAGGTGTAGATCCGGTGGCGAAGGTTGAAGAACCATCCCATATTGATATATCTGCCATTTGTATGCGTTTGTTTATAAATAGTCAAAAAAAAAGAGGGCACAAGGCCCTCTCTTAATTTAATTCTATGTAGAAATTATCTTAGATTTGATTTAAATCAGAGATAAAGATTTTTCCGTAGAATTCTGGTCTAATGATCTTCTTAGCATATCTTGTCATAAGGCCTTTTCTTGGAGTGAAGGTCTCAGGATCATATACTAGTGGAGTCATTAATAAAGGTACATATGGAGCATAAACAGCACCAGTTTCAAGGAATTGACTTCCTCTGTATCCTAACAATAAGATTTGTTCTGTCATGTAAGGATTCTTGTAAACTTGGAATCTGTTATTTAATGCACCAACTTTTTGTACGCCCATTGCAAATTGGTCTTGATCACCACTTGTGTTAGCAGCATATCCTGGAATTGATTCTAGAATAGTTGCAACAGTTGGAGAACAAACGATAAAGTTAGCACCGCCTCTAAGAGTCTTCTGATGAATCTTATTAGATACTTTTTGGATTTTAGTTCCTAATGTTTGGAACCATTGTCCTTGAGTATTATAAAAATCAGAAGTAGAAGTAGTAAATGCTGTACCGTTCCATACTTTATTGTTTTCTGCTGACCACTTTTCAGTAGTTCTAGCATTAACAATTAACATATCAAGGATCTCTAAATCGATTTCCATTGAGATGTACTCAGACAATAATGAAGTTAATTCTGCTTCAGCATCGATTGAGTGATAAGCATTAAGATCCTGTGCGAATTCAGGTGTCCATTGTGCTTTTAACTTTCTTGTCTTAGCAACAACTGCTTCACTTTTTAACTGAACGTCTATTTCAGGTATTGTGATTGAGCTATCTACTGCAGCAGATCCAGAAGCTTCAAAGTCGCCTCTTGAACTGTCTCCAGGTGCTTGAGAGTATTTTACAGATCCAGCAAATGCTCCTGTAACAGGTATTGCATGTGATCCAGTAATTACGAAAGTTACATCTGTTCCGCTTACTGTAGTTAATTCTGGGTTAGAAGTAACATCAGTTGATGCAGAATAGAGTTTAAATGATCTAACTGCTTCAGCGTCGAAATCTACAGCTGACATTGCAACAACATAAGTGTTGAATGTAGATGGTATAAGTTCGTCGTTGTATGCAATAGATGCAGATGTGGCAGCGGATCCAGTATCTTGTGAAGCAACAGTTAAACTGTGCTCGTTGATAGAGTATCCAAATTTTCCGGCGCCGTAAAGACCTCCAGAAGCTTCAGTGTCAATAGTCATCTTCGTAGAACCTTCTGTTACGTTTCCGTAAAGATTGTCTCCGTCTGTTCTTTGACCTTTTGTAGTTCCGTACTTAAAGTCTAGATAAAATACTAGACCTGAAGGTAGGTTCATTGGTTGAACCGATACAAAGTCTTTTGCTACGATCTGAGAAAATACTTTTCTTACTAACGGTAAAGCTACTCCTGCCCACTGTTCTCCAGCGCCGGCTGTAAAGCCAACACCTCTTCCAGTAGCTCCTGTTGAATTTGCTTCAGCAACAATTTGCTTAGCTTGGTTCTCTAGGATCATAGCCATGTTTTGGGTATCTTTTTTCTCAAGACCTTCAAGAAGACCTGATTTTTGCCATTTGTCAGCTAAACGACCTGCATCAGCTTGTAAGCTTTTGAAGGAGTTTGCGCTTTCTAATAGGTTGTTAATTTCCATGGTTTAAAAATAAAAGGGTTATTAATTGATTTAATTTATTATTCCAGCTAATTTTTGCATTCTACGAACTGTTTCGTTTGCTTCTGTAATAACTCCTGGTTTTTTAGCTGTTGTACCAGTAGCCTTACTTGCCATTCCTTTTACCTCTTTTATTGAGTTAACAGGTTTAGCGATATTTCCAGCAACAGTTTCATAAACAAGCTTAACTTCTTTTACTGTTTCAGCTTTATCAAAGGCTGCGATAATGTTCACCTTTTGTGATTCAGTTAAGTTGTTAGCTTTGAATATTTTGTTAACGTAAAGTAGTTTAGAATTTAAAGTGTTAACTTCAGATAATTGAGTCTTTAAGCTTTTTACTGTGTCTAAAGCTTCGTTTAACTCAGCATCTACTGCTTCTTTTTTAACTTCTTCTTCTTCTTCGTTGGTAACTTTTTCAGATACTACTTCTTCTGTTGCTTTTTCTTCTGCAACAGCTGCGTTAGTACCTTCTAATTCTCTAAGTAGTTCTTCAAGATCGATTTCTTCTTCGTCAGCTGGTTCTTCGATTGCTCCATCTAATGGTGCTGCATCGATTTCTCCTCCGTCTAACTCTGCGCCTAATTCTTCTTGTTCTCCACCTACTACTTGGGAAAGTAAGTCTTGGATTACATCTTTAAGGTCTGATAATTTCATATCTCCTACGTTGATGTCATCTTCTACTTCTTCTCCTTCTAGATCTGCGGTAAGCTCTGCTCCGTCCTCTGATTCTTCAGATTCATCCTCGGCTTCTATTCCTGTTTCTTCATCATGTTCTTCTTCTGTTATTGCTTCTTCTTTAGTTGCTTCTTTAGTTTCGTCAACATCAGCTTCAGTTTCATTAACTACTTCTTCATCAGTATTGGAGTCATCCATTTCCTGAAGTTTAGCAGCCAACATATCCTTAAGATGAGGTGTTAACGATTCTTCTAATGCTTCTTTAGCGTTTGCAATAGCAGCTTCACGAACAGACTTAGCTTCAGCAATAGCTTGCTTAAATAGTTCTTTGTTTGCCATTTTTTAAAAGTTTTGGGTATTGTACGTTTATTTGTAAACGTAATAAAAGTTTATACTTTTGATTCGATATCGTATAAGGTGACGATATATTCGTATATAAATATATAGAAATTAGGAAAACAGAGCTAAATTTAACTTAGACCTAAATCTCCTAATATATGACGGAAGATTGTGTGTACTTCTTTTCCTTTTACAAAGGACTTGAGAGTATTAAATATACCTGCTCCCCATCTAGAGTTCTTTAGCTGTGCTAAAGCTTCTCCTCCATACTGTCCTGCCATGGCGAAGATTAGTACAGCATAAATACCCTTGGTCACTGGTTCTATATACTTTTTAGACTTACCTATCATTATAACAGATAAAACTCTTTTTATTGGGGACATAAAAGCTGCTTCATTCTTACTAGTCCAATTGTAAATAGCTTCTGCTTTGTTCTCTACATTCTCCCATCCTTGCTTCTTAGCTATTCTTTTAGCCATTCCAGATACCATACTTGCTACTGTATTGGAAAGAAGTATATAACTAATTACACCTACAACTCCAATTGATTCTTCTACAGGGGCTTTATCTTTTAATTCTTTTTCAATAGCGGTTGCTAATTGTGTAAATTCATTCTCTGAGATTGAGCCGATTCCTCCAGCTGCTGTATACCAAGATGCTTTACTTTCAGTTTCTGCTGCATTGGCTGCTGCTATAGTTTTGATAAGTTCTTCTTTGTGTTCTATTGAGCACTTACCAGTCCAATTATTAAGTTGTCCTAGCCAATTACTTTCCTCAAAACCGTATGCATTAGCAAACTTTACTACTGATGGTTGCTTAAAGGAGGTGAAAGCAATAATATTCTTCTGGTTTTTATCTAATAGAATATAGGGTTGATTGTCTGTAGGTTGCCCTCCTTTTTTAAGTAGTGGGTAGATTCTATTATCTTCTACATGAATTTCACTAATATCTCCAGCATTAGATAGTTTTCTTAATTCCTTCTGTGCTTTAGATATATCTTTATGTAGGCTGTTGAGTAGTGTGGTTTTACCGCTAGATGCCGCTGCTGCTCTTGCTTTAGAGAGAGCTGCAATATGTGCTTTTAATTCCTTAGCGGATTTTCCTTCATTCATATCATAATCTCTCAATTGCTTTTGAACTTTTTCTAAACGATCTTCAAGTTTATTTAGCTCAGCTCCATATCTGTCTGCAATTGGACCACCTTCAGGCTCAGCTTCCTGCTCCATATCAATCCATAGCTGTGTTATTCTGTCTTCTATTTCTGATTTTATAGCTCTTAAATTTAAAGCTTCATCATTATCTATTCCTCTAGTTGGTTCTGGTCGAAGTGTTTTCATTTTAGCTGCCCTCATTTTCATAAGAACTGGATCATTAATATCCATTGCTTCATCCATATCTGCAGATTGGTCTACAAGTTCAATATCGTTTGCTCGTAAATCCATTACAACATCGTAAACAAATGCTTGTGAATCTTCTTCTGGTTCTTGATACAATTCTTCTGAATCTCTTCCTTCTGGGTCATCGTACATATCGTCAAACCCTGATTCATGTTTAAATATAAAGTATATAACTACATTACCTGCTCCGTCGTTATCGACAACCTCCATTTTAACATAGGTTGGGTCTACATTTTGATCTAAGATAGCCATAGCTTTCTTATAGTCGTGTGACTTAACTTTAATGTAGTGGTGATCATCTCCTTCTCCTTCTCTCAGATTTTCATCATCATAACTATCGTACCTATCTTCATCACCTTGTGCTGCATTAAGCATATCATTTAAATCAGCATCTCTATGTAGAGCTGGGTTTTTAATAGTTACAGCGTTAGGGTGAGTGTCTCCTCTTCCTACATGTAACTCATAATCTTGCCCTTCTTTATAGTTATTTTCTAAGTGATCAACTACTTCTTGTATATAGTCTAAATCAAATCCAAAAGTGATTAAATCGTCTTCATAAGATTCTAATAAAATTTTTAGTAACTTCATTAAGCGCGTAATATATCGTTAATAATAGCATCAACTAATGCGAATTTGTTTACTTTAGTCTTACCTTCCTGTAGTGCTATAGGATTCATAAATGCTCCATGGGTTGATGGATTAGATACAAAGTCCCAACATACTAATTCAAAATCAGGTTGGACTTCTAAAGCGCCTTCGTTTGTTTGTTCAACTGAACCAGTTCCTCTTGATGAAATACCTATTGTATGTCCTGCTCTAATAATCTCTTTAACAATGTTTCCGGAAGGGGTGTTCAGAAGTTCTACCTTGCCCATTAAATCGTCTCCTTTCCACCATAATTTTTTTACGATGTGTGAAGCATTCTTTAATGATACGATTGGTGATTCTGGGTGATCGAGTTCTCCGTAGGCATTTCCTCTATTAACGAACTCATCTACATATCTCTTAGACTCTCTTACTAGTATTTCCTTGTCATAAACCCTACCGTTTTGATTGGTCGATCCAGCTCTTTGCATAACACCTTCTACTTCAAAAATACCAGGTTTAGTTTTGGATTCTGTTAGTGTAGATTTAAACGGGGTAACGTCTACTAATAATTGTGCCATATTGTTTCTTTTATTATTCTTTAGACTCTGATAGTGAATAAACATCCCCGCCTAACTCTTTTCCAGTTTGTTTGTTGATAGCGTCTAATTCCTCAGGTGAAAGTTTTCTAGTCGTAGGACCAGTTATTCTTTCATAATTTTTATTCATTTTTCTTAAGTCTATTTTAAAAGCGTTCTCTAATGATGGTGACATAAATGACCCTACATCTTTTAAGTAGCCTTCTACTTTAGATTTGTGTTTAAGAAAAGATCTTTCCATATCTTCTAATACATCTGTTAATCCTTTAGCTGAGTTTCTGATTCTTTCTGCTAAATCTTCATTATCTTTATTTTCGTATGAAATGTATTTTTGAAGTGTTTCTGTTTGTGCTTCATTTAAAATACCTTCAATAACAACTTTAACTGCAGCTTTAACTTCTGCCATCGAATGAAATTTTTCTAATGCTCTTTTCTCCTGGTTAGTCATATTTCCATCTGGATCCTCAGAGTCAAAATCATCTTCAGATTGGGGATTTCTTACTTCTGAGATTGTATTTTCGGATATGTCTTTAATAGTTTTTGAGATAGCTATTTTAAAATCTTTTATAGCATCTAATGCTTCCGATTTATTTTGATCTTCGATTGCGTCTATTGCTCTTCCTAAGTGTCGATTTTCCCTATGATAATTCACATCTTCAAAAGAATCATATAGTTTTCTTAATTGATCTATATTAGTATTAATTCTAACCCTTAATCCTGCTTTAAGCATTCCTGTGTAATCAAAATCACTTGAAAACATATCTCCTACTTCATAAGGTTTAAGGTTAACTGCATTATCTTCTTCGTCTTCTTTAAACATTACTATCTTCTTACCTGTAAGTGGATCTAGTTCGTGCTTCATTGCTTCAATATCTGCAATAGATGCAGCTCCTAGTCCTGGTTCTTTATCTAAACCTCCTTTTGGTTCTTTTACTAATATATCATTAGCGTCTGCAAACTCTTCAAATTCGTCAGCAATATCAACTCCTCCTAGTACGTCGTTTCTATGAGTTTTAATGAATGCAATTATGTCTTCATGAGCTACAGATGGATATTTTGCTTTTATAGTTTCTATACCTCTATTAAGTATAGTTTTTAATCTTTGATTAGAAGGTTTCATCATATCTTTCAATGCGTTAAGTATATTACCTTCTTGATCTTTAAGGAACTTATAATCCATTCCCATATTAGTAGCATCTTCTGCATTAATCTTAGCTAATAAATCCTCTAGTGTAACGGAACTACCATTTTGTTTCTGTTTTATGTATTCACTCACTATTCTTTCTGCATAGCCGTATATCTTATTCTTTACTGCTCCTTCATTAAGTTCTGCATTCTTAAGACCATTAAAAGTATCTACATCCAATGCTCCTCTTTTAGTTTCTACTGCTTTATCCTGCTTATTAACTTTACTAGAATCTCCTGATAGTATGTTTAAATAATATAATACGTCTTTTTTTAATTTTTTAATAGCCACTTTTTCACAAGCGGTTCTATCTTTTTCTGATGCAGTCACAGAGTCAATACCTTTCTTATCAAGTTCGGCATTAGTTCCTCTCTGTAATGCTTCTGGTGAGAAGTTATGTGAAGTATCTTCTTCTACTTCTTCATAAAGCATTCCTCTATTTTTTAAAATCTGAACTGTATCTTTAAATCCACTTAGTACTGATATGTACATTGGGTAAAGTTGACGCATTTGTCTAGTAAATTCAGATTCGGCCATAAGTCCGTTTTTTACGGCTCTATGCTTTTCTGTTGCTGTGATTGTTCTACTCATTGTTTAAATAATCTATAAGTTTCGTACTGTACGGTCTTTTCTTTTTTTTCACCTTAGTATACCCAACACGTTTAGCTTGTTTGGTAGCTCTATTGTCGCTACCGTTCTTACTAAATGCATGAGGCGTTAAATAACTCCCTCCAGCACTGCTGGTTGTATTTGCTTCTTCTAACTCTTGCAATACCTCTCTTATTATTTCTTTAAGTTGACTTAACCTCATACGGTTTTTAACTCTTTAATAAGATCATAATACTGCATTATATTAACCAGATGTGTGTCAGAAACTTTAACTTTATTAGTTAGGGGTATAATATTTCTAGCTACTTCTTGTAATTTAATCTTAATCACATCATCCTTAATAGTGGGTATTAAATTTCCAACTGCTTTAGATATCTTATCTAATTCTTCATTAACAACATTTCGTAAACGTGTTGTTGAGTTTACTGATGTGATAAACTCTCTTAGTATGTTTTTATGCTCAGGGGAAAAATCTTTATATCTGTCATTAAATTTTTCTAATAAGATCTTAAACGTAAGTAACTTTAAGTCCTTATCGTATTTTGCAAACTCTTGAATAACTGTATCTTCTACGTCTGATTTATTAATATCTGTGTTTGTGAGGTGTTCAAGTACTGTAGCTCTATTATTAACTAAATACTCAGGGTCTACTAATTCATTATTATTTTGAGCTTCTAGTAAACAGTACAGTGCTGCTAAAGGCTTATACTCATTCACCTGTATATTAAAAAACTCTTCTAAATTATAACTCTTTTTGATCTCTGCTATCAATTCGTACTTCTGCTTCTTTAATGTATCTTGATTAAGTTTTCTAGATATTTCTGTAATAGTAGATACTATATTATCTGCTTTATTAGTTGATACGTTTTTATTTTTTAAGATAAATTCATATAACTTAAATTCTTTAGCTAATGTTGTTTTACCTGCGTAGAACTTCTTTATAATACTTACTGCAGATGAGTCTTTTGAGGATAGGGTGTCAGCTGCGATCTGTTTAACTAGCAGTTCAAAGATTAATCCTGTATTCCTAAGCTTTAAATGTTTTATTTTCATTATGCACGTTTACTATTATAAATATGGCCTATTCACCTAAATCTTTAATATTGTCTTCTTTTAAGAGATTTGACTCTCTTTTTACGAAATCCAACTGTTTAAGTGTTTCCTCGTTTTGGGCATAAACTTTCTGGGTAGTGAAGTTTTCGTTTACTTGATCATTATCACTTGGAAAACCGCCATGCATACCATGCTGTCCTAAAGGATCTCTTCCTCCTATAGCATCTGTAGTACCGTGTATTGAAAATCTCTCTGTTGGTCTTCCTCCTTCTGGGCCTGGTTCACCGTGTTTAGGTGGTGCTGGGTGATCTTCGTAACCTGGGGGTACTTGACCAAGGCCTCCTCCTTTTTCAGTTGCGGTTGATCTTCGACCGTACATTGAAGCTAAATCATGTGGTGTACCGTATGATCTTCCAGACTTAGCAGGATCATTGCCTTCAGCTTCTAACTGTGCGATTCTAAATGCTCTCTTACCATCTTCTCTAACTAGGTCTCTCATTTCATTGTACTTATCTTCTGACATATCAAATATATGTTCGTAGATATAATCTGATGAGAATAGTTTAGAATCTTTCATTTGGTTAGCAAGATCTATCTTCTCTTTAAGTAGTGCTACTTTCTCTTGTTCGTATATAATAGAAGGTGTAGTTAACTTAATTTCAAAATTAGTTAATGACTCTCCTTCATATCCTTGACTATATAAATGTACTAAAGCTATTTTAGTTAATTCAGATTCTAAGATTCTTTGAATTCTCTCTACTGTTCTAGCAAATCTAATATCTTCTGCTGCTAGAGTAGCTTTACCACTTAAGTCTCCTTCGTATCCAAAGTAAGCTTTTGGAATTTTTAATGCTGCAAATAACTTATCTCTTAAGTATTCAATATCGTTTGTACCATCGTATTCTAATCCTTTGGTAGTTTCAATACGAGTAGAAGCATCACCACCCCTAATAGGTAGGTAAAAGTCTTCCATCATATTTTGCATATTAAACTTAAGATTGTATTGACCAGTTGCAGGATCCACATAAGGAGTCTTTTTCATCTGGTTAATAGTCTTCTGCATAAACTGCTCTACTTCGTTAGGGGGAATTGAACCTACATTAACGTAGAACATTCTTTTCTCTGGAGCTCTCATTATACGGTGTATTAACATCGCATCTTCCATAAGGTTTAATTGCTTATAAACTTTTCTAGCTGGTTCTAAATAAGAACGGCCATAGGGTAGGTAATTTGTATCAGATATTAACCTAAAGTGTGCTACTTCATAATTATCTAGTTTTAATACCTTACTGTTCTTTCTAGGTATAAAGTTTGGATCTGTAGAGGTAGCTAATCCATCAGGATCTATTGTAAACTCTACCTTAGTTGGTTCTTCCGGGTCGACTCCTTCATGTCGTGCTACATTATATACGGTGTAAGGTAGTACATTATACACCCCAAACTTCTCTGAAATTTCCAGTTTTAAAAAGAAATCTCCATATTTACACATATTTCTAGTCCATGACCATAAATTAAACTCAATGTTTAAAACGTCATAGAATAGGTTATAAAGTACTCTTTGAATATTTTCATCTGAGGATTTAATTGATAGTACTTCCCCTACATCGTTCTTTACTGTTGCTTCGTCTGATAGTATATCAAGTGATGATGCTAGAATAGAATCTGTATCCATAGCTTCATAATCAGAGTATAGTTGTACCCTTAGTGTCTGGTAATTTAGATTAGGATTATAGATGTTTTGTTGATTATTAACGTATAATCTACTAAATCTATCTATTAGTGAGTTGGTCTCATACTTACCTGACCGTTGTATCTGGTTAGCATCGATTATTTTAAGTTCGTTACCTCCAATATTTCTTATTACAACATCAGTAGAAAAGAGTTTAGTTAGCCTACCAAAAAGAGATTTATCTGCCATTATGTCTTTTATTTATATATAAATAGTTCTATTTAAGTAACCAAGAAATATCTTCAGTACCTTGATTACTATTAATAATATACGGATTATTCTGCAGATTACCAACATTTGTCATGATAGCTTTGTTCTTGCTGTTGAGGTTGGTAAAAGATGATAGCTGAGCTCTTGTTAGATCCATACCCTGTTGTCTTAATTTAAGTGCTGTATCCCTAACAAATAGTGCTGTTGCACAGGAGATTATTAAATCATCATTATAACCCGTTTGTGCTTGTGGTTTTCCATTTTTCCATACAAAAACTCTCATTTCTGCCATAAGTCTTTTTGACTGTATAGTTACAGATTTCTCTCTTATGTATTCAATCATCTTAGCTATTACTAATGGACGAGTTCTCATTGACATTGTAAAGCCGGGTACTAATTTGTCTCTCTCATACTTTGACATATAAGATTCAACTGTTTCTATTTGTGAAGTAGAACTGTAGTATAGGTTCTTATATTGGCGTTCCATCACTTGTTCTATTGTAGCCCATCCTATATTGGCGTTTTCTATAACTAGTAGAGCATCATTATATTCTGAGGCTATCCCTACTAGCACGTTTCCTAGATCCTTGGGGGATACTTTACCTTTATATTCTCCTACTTGAGTACAAGTTTCTACATCAAATATATGAAATGCAGAGTAATCTGCACTGTCTCCTCTTGATACATCAGCTACTACCATATAGGTTTTTGTATAATCTACTCCTTCCCAGATCCATAAATTACTGTCAACTCCTCTTCTTTCTACAGGATCTGATTGGTAAGTCTGTTCATAAAAAGCTAAGTCTTCTGGGTTAAATACTGTATCACCTGATGTTAGGAAATCGCAGTCACATTCTTGGCCTGCCATTCTAGGACCTAAATCTTTATCTTGTTGATCTCTCCATACTTGATTTCTTTCAGGATGTACTGTCCAAGGTAAGGTTACCGGGATAAAACTATTTTCTCTTGTTTCTGCTTTAGTCCATGTCTGATGGAACCAGTTACCTATACCGTTAGGGGTGGATAAGGCCATGCATTGTCCACCTGTTGCTAAGGTCTGTTGAGCTGCTGCAAAGGTTTCGTCAATATTGTCGATAAAGGCGGCTTCATCAATTAGTAGTAAAGATACCGCTTCTGATCTTGCTGCGTCTGCATTAGAGGATTTTGCAGAGATTTTAGATCCATTTCTTAATCTTAATGATAATTTGTTTTTTTCTACTGTTGGTAGTCTTAACCACTTAGGTAATTGATCGTACATAAACATAGTCTTAGTTACTAAGTTACGTGCTGTGGCTTGTGTGGTTGCTAATGCTAGTACATTTTTATCTTTGTGGAAGACCATTAACCATAAACTATAGCCTGATGCTAGAGTAGAAATTCCTAACTGTCTTGATTTAAGAGTAATTATATACTGATTACTTCTGAATAAATGTAGTACCTTTTCTTGAAATGGGTAAAGATTAAACAGTATTCTACCTCTTTGCGGGTGCTGTATATAACAGTACTTGCGCATAAAGTAGGATGGATCTTTTGCACACTTAAGGTATTCTTGTGCTATTATTTTTTTTATATCTTGTGCCATAACTCATTTTAGAAATTATAAGACCATCTAGGTAGTCCGTCTTTCATTTCAATTTTAATTTTAGAACCAACTAATTCAATTAACTTATCAGCTTCCACTCTTTGAAAAGTACCACTCTTATCATCTAAGAAAAATACTTCTGAAAAATCTTCATCAGCAATGTACTTCTTAATTATTTTTTTTGAAAAATGACTTTCTAATTTGTCTGCATCTATTCCGCTACCGCTTTGATATTTTGATAAATTAAACCCTTCAAAATCAATTCCTGGGTAGGTGCTTAGTATTGCTCTATTCGCAATTTCTATAGTATCATCAAACCTATCTTTGTTTTGATCTACTACTGCTGCTAATATTTTATTTATTCTATGAAAAGGTCTGTTACCTTTAGTTACACTAGTATCAATTTTTCTTATTAAAAAGCTGTTAACACCAGATATAATCTTATCAATCATTACTTTATCAGAATTTTTACCAAACCCTGCTTTTTGTCCCATAGGAACTGCTCCTCTATTTTTTACTTCAATTCCCATATCGCCTACAGAGACATCTCCTTTGCCTTTCCCATCACTTGAAACATCTTGACACATTACGCTTAAGAATACTTCTCCTTTTCCTGTAGCTATATTACCTATAGAAGGTTTTAGATCAAGTAGGTATTTTAAAGTTTCTGTTGATATTAGGTTTTTAAATTGAGTTGTTAAGTTTCCTCCGCCTTTACCGGTACCTAATGTATCGTAACTAATCATTTTTCCACCTTTAACGTATGAATGAAAATTTTGAATATCTCCATTATCTACTAAAGTATTATATATTCTTCTTGAAGCAGAGGATACTGTTTTCCCTTTGTTATTTAAATATTCAATTACATCACCTTTGTAAGCTACTCCTGATATACCGTTTAGTATTTGTTTTAAATCACCAGGAGTAAATTTACCATTTTGAATAGCGTCCATTACTTCTTGTTTAGAAACTTGGCCATCGGTATTAGTTAATTCAGAAATTAAGCTTTCTAAAATTATTTTATCCTCAATATTATTAATATCCGGTACACCTGACTTAGTTCTCCAAGCCCATTCAGTATATAACTTGTCAGTAACTTTCATTATTAAAATTTATTAAATAGAGACTTAAGTATAGGTCTTGTTTTAGCATTTTTCTTTAAGGTAGTACTTATGTTGTTAAGTATAAATTCTAACATTCTAGCTAATTCCTCTGGTCTATTAACTCTGGTGAGATAGTTTTTTAATGGTCCTGATAGTACTTGTTCTAACTTCTTTATTTCTGCAGAGCCTGCTCTATCAGCATCTTTTGTAGATTGTACATCCTGTGTTTCTTCTTCTGCCTCTTGTAGAGGTTTAAGTGTAATTAGTTGTCCTAGTCTTATCATAATGTTATGCTTCTGGTTCTTCTGCGTCTGTTTCAAAATCAATTTCTTCTCCTCCTAAGTCAGCTCCTCCTACGTCATCTCCTCCTCCAAATTCATCTTCACCTTCATCTCCGCCTCCAAATTCATCTCCTCCTTCATCTCCTCCAGGAAAGTCTCCGCCTCCTCCTCCTCCACTACCGGAGTCAGTATCTGCAGGTTCACCTGTTCCGGCACCGTCCATTGGTCCTTCTTTATATAGTATGGATAATTTATCTAATGCCTGTTGATATTCTGATATCTTATCTATAAAGTATCTTTTACCTCCTATTTGTGCTTCGAATGATTTACCTGTCCATTTTAATATGTAGTCTTGTCCATTTTTTATATTAATTCTAAATGCACTTGGACGTGGTGAAATCCAGTCTATAGTATCGACAAATTCTTTAAAGTCTTCTGTCTGTAATTTTACTATAGCTGCTTTTAGTGTAGGAAATTTACTTAGTATGGTATCTGTAGCATCTTCTAATACTGTTTCTTTAGGTGCTTTAGGGTCTCCGGGTTCTTCTGGTTTAGGTTCTTTATCTATATCTTCACTAACCATGTCAGGGGTAGGATATTTTTTCTTTATACCAGCAATTGCTTCTTCCATATTACGTCTCATCTTGAGCATTGCGTACTGATCTGGTCGTTCAGTTCTTAGATAGGTCTGAAGTTTTCTGAAGTTAGTTTTTATTAATTCAAATAAGTCTCTAGCTGCTCTATCATTTCTAACATCCTTATTGTTCATCATCTTTTTGATATCTAGTATAATATCTGAGAAGTCATTGTAAAGTTCTGAAAAAGAAGGAAGACGTATTACCTTATGTGAAACTGATTTTGTTGTATCGTTTCTACCATCCATCTTATAATATGTGCTAAGATCTTTTGAAAAGAAATCATCTTTTGATACTTTACCGTACCTTTGCTCAACTCCTTTTAAGAAACTAGCTGGCAATTCTCTGGGTTTCGCTATATTATCGGGAGACATCTTCTGATCAGCTTCGAGTAATACTTCTTCGTATGCTTCTTGAATAATGCTTTTTAAATCTTTTCTATTCATATTATTTAAATTTGCGATTATTATCGCATTACTTCTTGTAATGGTAACCTAAATCTTTACAATGTGAACATCCTTTACCTTTACATTTATCACATTCTACCTTTTCTTCTTTTAGGTTTCCTTTTTTATACTTTTCTAAAGAAGCGGTTGCTTTATCCTGTGTTGCATCTTCATTTTGACCTGTATGCCCATAAGGTCTCTCTTTGCTGGTGTTTCTATTCCTGGTTTTAGTTTTTTCTACACCTTCTTCTTTATCATATCCTTCTATGTCATAAAATCCCATATCTGCTAATTCAGATGTAGAGAACTCTACTCCAAGCTTTCGATTGAATTCGGGTACACTGCCTATCATCTGTATTATTGCATCTACTGCTCCAGGATTATCTTCAAAGAAGTGGTCTATATCATCATATCCAATTGCTCCTACTATGGTCTCTATTTCTGAGGTTCCGTAATATCCTTCTTTCTTTATTTGTTGCTTTTGCTTTTTGACTAGATTTTGGATAGCTTTGATTTTAGCACTTTCAGGGTGGTTTTTTAAACGTGTTTCATAATCTCCTTTTGCAGTATCTTCTTCGTTTACTCCTTGGTATTTATTATCATCAAAAAGTGAAATTGATTTTGCTAGTGCTTTTTGAAAGAGAGTTAAGAGATTACCTTTAACAGTCATATGCCCTCTTTTTATATTAGAGCCCTGAGCTGCATTATTAATCTGCAGAGCCATTCCGTCTTGTCCTTTGTTGGTTCTAGTGAATTGGAAAAAATTATCTTCGTATAAATCTGTTCCTTCACCTACCACTTGTTGATCTTTTCCTGTACCGGATACTTTAGCATCTAACAGGTCTTCTAAGTAATTTTTCTTCTTAGTAAGTAGTTTTAGGTCCGATACTACTGATTTGTCTCCTGCTTTATACTTCTTAGCAAGATCTTTCATTACGGAAATAACTACATCATGTTCTTTTTGTATTTTTGATACACCGCTTTTACTATAAGCAAATGCGTTTGAATCGGTACTTGTATCTCCGTCTAACTCTTCTAAAGTATCACCTATCCTTCCGAATTCGAAGTTTATTTCATACTCTTCTCCTATTGCTTCTAGCACTTCCATAGCAGCTTCTTTTTCAGATACTCCATCTTCTGCTGCTCTGTCTCTAATAATTTGGAATATTGTTGCTCCATCTCCTCTTCCTTCTTCAACTTTTTCATCTGGAGTATATGAACCTCCTCTTTTGTCTAATACTTTTTGGATTTGATCTTGAAAGTATTTCCCCCTAGATGCCATTTTAGCTACGTGTTGTGGACTTGATTTCTTAATTAAATCATCGATAACTTTTAGTTGTTCTTTATTTGCCCATGCGAAAGTGTCCTTATACCAATTAGGGTCTCTCCAATTGGGAACTGCATTTCTTCCTAAAATTCCTTCTGCTGCTAGAGAGTCTGAGTTATGTCCTTCTAAATGCCTTATAATAATTTTAGGTTCTGTAAATTTGTACAATTGCTTTAGTATAGCTTCTACTGTACTGCTTTTTTCTCCTTCTCTTTGTGTTAAAGCTTGGTGTAGTTCTTTCTTAAGTTGGTCTATACTAAATCCTTGATGATCTGCTGCTGCTTTAAGCACAGCATCTATCTTAGCTGAGTCTGATTCATAAAATGAACTTTCTCTTAGTTTTTTCATATTTTCATTATAAGGTTGATCAGGACGAAAATCTTCTAAATCTTCTTCTTCATCATCTGCATTTGTATCTAAAATTTCTACGTCGTGTGCTCTAAAATCCATTAGTGCATCATAAGCGGTGGAGGGTTTTGCAAAGTAGTAAACATTGCTTCCATTCATCTCAAATTGACTTTTATTTAAGGTGTCATCTAAAATGTCTAATGCTTTTCTTGCATCTCTTATTGACACCTCTATATACTGCCTCCCGTAAGGAGCTTCTTCTATATCTTCTTCATTTAAAGACTTAAAATGTTTCGTAAATTCGTTTGCTAGGACATCTACATTAATTATTGGTTCGCCTGAACCTTTTACTCCTACATCAACTAGTACTTTGCTGAATGTGAAGTCTGATATTATTAGTTTGTCATTTTCTATATCAAAAGAAAATTCATCTTCTCCGGCTGCTTCCCCTTTATATATTACGGCTATATCAAAACTATTTGGTTGAATACGAATAGCTTTCATACTGCCTAATTGATCTCCAATGTCTTTTAAAGACTTGGCCAATGCTTTTCCTGTAGCTTTAGCTATGAATCCTGTTTCGTTTTGACCGAATTCTACTCCTGTTGCTTCTGCTGTTAGATTTACGTCTATGCCTTTTGAAGCTAATTTTTCTGCTTTTGCTTCGTCGTCAGTTGTAACGGTTCCTCCGTCTACTTCTAATAATTTTTTCTTTAATCCTTCTTTTAATAAGTTTAACTCTTGTATTTTTTGTTTTGTACCTGTACGTTTAGAACCAGTTTTTGATCCTGTTTTAATTAAAGTTAGGGCTTTTTCACAGATACTTAACTTTGTTTTTATTTCGTCGTAAGTCATAATTATTTTTTTTAATCGGGCCTAGAAGTGTAGTTTTTTATAAATAGATAGCATTTATGTTAACTCTATGGTTTTTTCAATACTTCTAATCCTGTACTTTCAAAAATTAAACGTAGTATGATAGCCAATAGTAGAGAAAAAACTATCCACAATGCTTTGGTTACTCCGTCTTTCCATCTACCTATGTTATCTATTTCTCGTATAGTTGTTTGAAAATCAGCATCTCCTTTCTCTAGTCTTTGTCTGAATTGAGTATTTTGATTAGTCTTTACTATTACCCCATCTTCTGGGTTTAGTAGGGTATGTTTAAGTTCTGATAGGTCTTCTTTTAGAGCTCTAACATCTCTGATTAAAGCTTTTAGCTCTCCGTTCGGCATTTGCTTCTTGATATTCAATAATTCTATTAGAACATTGTCTAAAGTTTGTTTCTGTGTCATGTATTAAAAAGCTTTTTTTTATATATAAATAAATAGTGCCTATAAAGAATTAACTACTTAATGTGTTCTTTCACAAAACCAATGTATTCATATATAGAATCTTTAAATTTTTTATCTACTTTTTCTTTATTTCCTTTCCAATCTTCGATGACTCCTTGTTCCGTTACATAGGATTCTGAGGTATTTATTTGATCTAACATCCAAGCTTCTAAATCATTAACAAAAGATTGCATGTTTCCATTTACCATACTCTTCTCATATGCTTCGAATAGACCTTCTTTTCTTAATTCAGATTCATATTTAATAGTACAGTCATAACAGAATCCATGAATCTTGTACATTTTCTTAGAAAGACGGTACTTCATAGTACCTTTACATTTAGGGCATGCTAAAGGCATTTTGATAGCGGCTTTTGCTTTATCTAATTTAGTAATGTTCTGTTTTAAACCATTTATAATTGTCCAAGTCTTCCCTTTATCCTCCCAAATATCTCCTTCTTTTTTTCTCCCTATACTTTTCTGATATCCGATACCATTTTTAGTCTTCGAAGTAAAGTCTTTATTAACTAAATTTCTTGCTCTTTTTAAATCTGATTCTTTAAACTCTTTTTTTAGTAGAGATTCATTCATAACCTAAGTCTTTTAGTTGTTTTATAACAGGGACTACATTTCCATCTTTACACCTAATTGCAATGCCGTTGGCTGCTGCCCATTCTTTTATATTCGATCCTTTATCATCTATTAATATACTCTGTGGGTTAGCTTTTGTTTGTTTATCTTTTGAGTATGCAAATATCACTTTTGGTTTTGGGTTTAAATTATTCTTAACCCATAGGTTTTTTCCTAATCTAGAATTATCATTTCTAGAAGGAGAAGTAAGTAAGTGTGGTTGGTATGGTTTAATAAAGTTCCATAGTTGCTCTCCTCCAGGCATCCAATCCATACCTACCCAGAATTTAACTCCAATTTGGTTATCAATCAAATCCCAAAATCCTGGTGCTCCGTGTTTCTTTTCGTAATCTTGAGGGTGCATTCCAGTAAAGTGATCGAATCGGGATTCAAAATCAGTTAATACTCCATCCATATCGCAGTATATTTGATATGGTGGAACTACCTTTTGTTCAGGTAGTGGATATGTTTCTAGTAAATCTGTTAGTTTAACGCTCATTCTTTATTTTATCTTCCCAGTTTCTAAATGTAATGTTTCCTCTTAGATATGCTTCTTTTTCTATTTCTACTAAAGCATCGTCTTCATTGGTATTGGTAGTACCGTAACTTTTTAAACGTCCTTGTAGGTTCTGTTCATGGTGAATCATTTCGTGTGAAAAAGATCTCATAACATCTTTAGGGTGTCTACCTAATGTATAGACTACTAGTTCTTTTTCTCCTGGATTGTAGTAAGCTGTTCTTCCGAAGAAGTTGTCTGCTTCTGTAATATCTTGTTTAATCTTTATTTCGGGTAATGGTATTATCTTCATTCCTTCATCTATCATATACTCTAATAAGGATGCCATAAATGGTGCGAATTCAAAATTATCTATTCTCTTATTATTACTTAATGAGATTCTAATATGGTCTTGGTTCATTTGTAAACTATATGAATCAGTACTAATCATACCCTGTAATTGGGTGTATAGTGCTCCAAGTTTTTCTCTATCTTTAGAAGGTGCTGCTTTGAAAGGAGTATCTTCTTTTAAAAAGTGGTCGTCTATTGTTTTGAATGCTGCGCCTTCAAAAGCTTCTTGTATTATTGATGATTTTAACATATTAATTATTTCTAATAGATCTTCTCTGCTTAGTTCTTTTGGGAAGAAGTCTCTAATATCGTCTAGACTGCCCTGTAGTGCTATGTTGCGTAAATTAGTAGCTCTAACTCCTTGAGTTGCTTTATTAGAGATAACTAATCCTCCAACGTTAGGTACATTTTTAAATGTAGTAACTCTTTTTAAATCTACTAAATCTTCTTCTTCTCTAATACCTGTTATTGCATAAAACTCTTGTGTTGGATTTGCTTTAGCATAATCTTTAGCTGCAAACATTGGGTTTTTCTGTCCATCTTCTATTACTACACCTGGTAGGTGTTTTGCATACATTGTCCATATAGCGGTTGCTTCTTCTTTAGTTATACCGTTACGTTCTCCGCCACCGGGAAAGATTATTACTTTACTAATATCCGGTTTAGTGCTCTTATCGTTATTGAGAACACTCCCTCCTTTTTCAGTATAATCGTCTATATTATATACTTGTCCATTATAACTTCCATTAAGTAGTAGTTTTGCTACTTCAAAATGACCTTTATGAGGTGGTTTAAATGCTCCTGGGTATAGTGCTATTGCCATTTCTTACAAAAAGTTTTGAATTTTACTATCTATTTCAGATGGTGTTGAATGTCTTAATATCTCTTGAAACTCAGGTGAGAATATCATATCTGCAATATTTTTTAATATATCGTTATGGGCTGCATCTCTTTTATCTTTACTGTCGTTATATTTAGTAATAGCTAATTTTAATTTATCTGCTCCAGGTCCAACTCCATTGTTTTGAAATGTTTTTAAGAATTCTTTTTTAACAGCTTTATCTTCTCCTCTGTTATTAATGTCTCTACTGATACCGGATACTGCTGAAGCAAATGCTTTTTCTTCTTCAGGTGTCATTTCTATAGGAGTAAAGAATGATGATTGACCTACTCCTTTTAGTTCATTATATTTTTCTAGGTACTTCTTAATTCCGTCTACTCCGCCTTTAGCTGCAGTATTAAAACCTTCTACCTCTTTTTTAAATTTACCATTATAGTCATTTACAAATATAGAAATATTACCATTAACTAGTTTACTATATTCAGCTATTTTTTGGTATACATTTCTCCATGTAGAGAATACTGCTGGTGCAGGAATGTTTCTTTCTCTAGCAAAGTTTTGCATATAGGATATCATTGGGTGAGAATACACCATTACCATGTATATATCGTATCCTTTTCTTATTAGTTTGGATAACGTCTTCATAAAACGTACTCCTGAAGCTGTTGTATCCCATACGAAACTGGTTCCGTTTTCAATTGCTAAATTAACATCTTTGTCATTTTGTGCTGCTGCTGGTCCTAACTTATTATACATTGGGCTCTTAGGATCTTCAACGTATTTATCAGCATTAAATTGCTCTAGGCTATCTAAATGCAATTGATTAAGAATATAGGATTTACCTACACCGGCTCCTCCAGCCATTATTACTGCTTTTGGTTTTCCATTATTAACTTCTAAAATGATGTCGCTTAGTTTCATTATTGTCTTTTATTATTATTTCCACTTTTAACGCTGCTTCTTGTATTATTTGATGAAGAAGATGATGACTTTGTATTATTAGATGATGAGTTTCTAATATTGGATGAACCATTATTCGATGGTCTTTGATAAACTCTAACGTTATTATTACTTGAGTTATTATTGGGTTTCCAAGAACCTCTTACGTTATTACTATTATTGTTACTGTTGTTGTTATTTCTAATAATTACATTAGGTACATTGTTTGGATTAGTATAAACTCTTATTACGTTTCCATTAAAATTTTTAATTAATGTATTTGTTATATCATTAATATTCCAATCTAATGTATTATCAACTGTTTCTGTTGTTGTATTTGGTCTTGGTTTGTTTATTCTTATAACACTACTAACACTATTGTTATTATTATTGACTATATCTACAACACGTCTGCCAATATTATTATTATTAATATTTGAACCTCTTCTACCATTAATATAAGCTGTATTAGGTCTATTTCTATGTTGCCAAGCATAAGTATTCATTTGTTGTCTCCAACCCCAATGATTCCAACCATATCCATAACTCCCCCAATTATTCCAACTATTATACCCATAGTTACCATAGAATCCAAATCTATCCCAATGATTGAATCCATAATTAAATGGATAGTTACTTGCCCAATTCCACCAGTATTCATTTGAGTTCCAATAGAAATCAAAGGATGATGCGAATGGACTTCTATGCATTCTGTTATTCCAATAAAAATCAGTATGCCATCTTAGGTTTTGTGTCATTGCATATTGTGCAAAATCCCATCTAAATCTATCATCAAATCTAAACTTCCTATTTAATTCCCATTCGGATTCAATAGTATCTACTTTTATTTCAGTTCCATCAGGACCATAGATTGGGTCATAGTTTAATGTAGATACACGAAAAGATGAGCAAGAAATTGTTAATGTTACTAATAATAGGTAGATTAAGTTCTTCATATCTTTAATTTTGTTGGGTATTTATAATAAATAGGCTCTGTTGTAGGGTGGTCTAACCTATAAAGATTATAAATACTATTAAACAATTCGAAATTAGTTTCGATATCATCTATCTGTAATAACTTCCATCCTTTACCCTGTATTACGTTCTTTTGTTTAGAAGGACCTCTTGAATGTGCTTTTAGCCAAATGATACCTGTTCTTTCTACTTTAATGCCTTTAGATTCTTCTAATCCTTTAGCATATGCAGCTAACTGTAAGTCAAATGACTTGTGTACTGAGTTAGAGGTTTTAATATCTAATAACCAAATTTCGCCATTCATCTTTACTACTAGGTCTGCTGTACCTGCATATTTATGTTTATCTGACCATACAAAGTCTTCTGATGATATTAGTTCTGGTTTATGGGTTGTCCAGAAGTCGTAAAACTTAAGAATCATTTCCCATACTAGTTGACTATACTTTGCTTTACCGTAATCGTCTATCCAACTAATTTCTTCTCCTAATACTAACTGTTCAGCTGCTTCATGTACCTGTGTACCCTGTTTACCTGCTCTCCGCATAATTAGATCGGCATTATGCCCAACGTCTTTCATCCATGTTTCGAAAAACTTATTCTTGGGCATATACTGGAGTATTGTAGTTACAGATGGGTAAAATACTCCTTCCGATCTTTGGTACACTCTTCTATCGAGAAAATTTATTTGTTTTAAATCTGGGTTGAATTCTAATCTCTTTTTTGAATGCTCTTTTAGAATATTCATTCCTTGCTTTATCATAAGCTTAATTTATATTGCATTATAGCTTGAAGGTCCAACTCTTCTGCAGTTTGTATATGTTTTGTGAAATTTTTGAATCCCATCTCACTAGGATCTTTTTCCTCCATTTTTACCATGAAAACCTTTTTGCCCATACTTAAGAACTGTTCACTATACTGAAAGGCTTTGTATTGAGCGTCTTTGTCTAAAGCAATGTATATTTCTTTAGATTTACTTTGTATTAATTTTATCATTAAGGAATTACTTATTGATTTTCCTAGAATTGGAATGGCATTTCGTTTAATAGCTATTGCATCAAACACACCCTCACATATTACTATAGGAGCATTCCAGTTAATAAGGTTTTCGAAAATAATTATGTCTTTACTAGCTTCCGGATTTTTGTACTTAAAATAATTCCCATCATAAGTTCTTGCAACAAAAAAGTTGAGTTGGTTGGATTCATTATAACTTGGTATAATAACTCGTCCTCCATATTCTCCACTTGTACAGTATCCAATACCATATTTAATAAAATCATTGTTGGTAAATCCTCTCGCATATAGATACTTTTTAATTATATTACCTACATATGAGGTAGGTGTTGCATTAGTTAGTAACTGGAATTCTTTAGGTAATTGAACTACGGTGCTCAAATCTAAATTATATGTCTGTCCTTTTGGTAGGTACTTTAATATATCATTTGCTTCTTCTTTTGGTACCTTTAATTGGTACAGTAGGGAACGAATGGTTCTTCCTCTTGTTTGGCATACCCAACATTCCCAAGGATTCTGTCCTTCCTCATTAGTCGCAAAATTAATTTCTAGCTTCGGTTTTCTATGATTACAAAAGGGACAAGAGAAGGCGTGATTGCCCCTAGACCTCTTGTGACTCTTGCCTAATAGATTTTCGACAGAAGCTAGTAAAACGGTATATTCCATAAAGTGCTGTAACTACTCTATAGTAAAGATATGAAAAAAATCTTAAACTACCAACTAAACGTCAATCATTTTTAATTTACCTGTTTTAGGATGTTCCATCACGTTATCTCCTATAAAATCTAATTCTTCAGGATCTATACCCAGTCTCTGTGCTTCTTTTTCAGTTGCTTCTACCCATTCTTCCGGTATTTGCTGATTTAATTGACCGAGAACTTCCATTGTAATGATACCTAATTTCTCATTTCTCTGTGTTACATCGTAGATAAAAACGAAGTTATTGGTTTTTTTACCTTTGAGTTTTTGTGCATGTTCAAGTTCTACTGAATCTGTAGTAACTTTTACGGCTTTGCCGTTTAAGAGAAAAACTGTTCCGTAATCTCCTGATGGTTTGTTGCTAATATATACTCCTCCTTGATTTTTAATTTTATCAACCTCATTCTCAAAATCAGGATCATATTGAAGAACTTCTCCTAATGTGATTCTGTGTTTTTTCATATTAACAATTTTAATCTAATCCAGATGACTTTCCGGCTTTTCTTTCTTTATCTAGCCAACGTCCTTTGGCGTTTGTATAATCCTCTTTGTCTTGTATAAATTTACTATCGTGTACTTTTACTTTATCGAACCATGCTGTTGCATGAGGGTAGAACCTTATTTCTACATTACCATATCTGCTTTTAATATCTACTTTCCAGCGTTCTAAAGAGTCTTCATTTCCAATCATTACCATACTATCGGATGGTTCGGGAAATGCTACTGATGATCCGTAATTTCCATCTGTTATTTTTGGAAATATATGTTTGACATTTTCAAATTCAAGATCATTTAGATCATAACCAATCATATTGATCTCATCTTTATTAATCTCCTTTATTATTTTACTTAGTTTCATTCTTCAGGACTGTGTGCTTTAGTATAAATAGCTTTTATGAATGTATTCTAAGTAAAAGATTTACTATATTTAAAAACTGTCTCTATGCATTTGAAATAACTGTACGTATAAATACACTAGCTATCGATGGCGGCAGTCATAAACACGCTAAAAACCTAGTGTATTACTTTGCTCTATTTAAAGTCTTTGCGGTAGAATTTACCTAAGATATTATCGTTGATGTGAGAACTTAATTCATCCTCCAATACTCCACTCACCATTAGGTGTTTGGTTTCAAAATAGGTAAGTAGTTTTTTATTAGGGACAAACTGTAGTATTCTTTTCTCCCAATTCTCAGAAGCATTATCTTCTTTAGATAGTTTTAGTATCTCTTTCTGGGATCCGTAGTAGTATAACCAGTCTGATTCTGTTATTACTTTTTGTTTGGCTGGGGTTCTTCCTCCTATTCCTTTTGCCTTTCTTTCTAATCTTAACTCTTCTAAGGCTTTTTTACCAAGTCTTTTATTCCTTTCGAAATAAAGAACTTTCTTTCCTATATATTTTACATCTGTTGGTTTGTGGTAAACCTCATAGATGAAACCATAAGTTCCTTTTGGCATGTCTGAAATAGATGTGATTAACCTTCCTTGGTGTGACCAAGTAGGTACTGTTGGCATATTTTCCATAATTATAGATTGGTCGCTATAAACGAGTCTTTAACTCATCTATTTGTAACTGCTGCTCTTTAATTGCTTCAATTAATAACGCGACAATTTTATCATAACGTACTGCTTTGAAACCCGTTTCTCGAGTTTGTACTATTTCGGGTAGTACTTTCTCAATCTCTTGAGCTATTACTCCTATATCCCGGCCTGTATAAAGGTCTTGTTTATTGTTCCAATCAAATGTTACTCCATTGATTTGAGATAGTTTCTCTAATGGTGATTCAATTGGTACTATATTATCTTTTAAGTTTCTATCTGAAGACTGGT